CAGTTGATTGTGTGAGAAGTGAGTAGTAGATACCTTTGGAGGTATCTTTCGCCTCCGCCACATAAATCTCGCTAAACAATAACGGTATGCGAGTAGTAAGCTTGCCTGTTATCATGGGTCGCATTAGGAGTTGTTTGGTTACTGCGTCTTCCTTAATATCTAGATGTCCTGTGACGATAACATTACAAGGCAGGGAAGAGATCTCTTGAATAACGTTTTCTATCAGAGTCATTTGCGGGAGCCAGTCATCTTGCTGAGGTACTCCGCCAGGACGGCCCTTAAGCTTAAGAATCTTTAGTAAAGCTGCCTTTGCCAACGTAGTAAGAGAATCAAGGCAATAGGTACCTATCTCCGCAAAATAACCTGCTGCTTTTCTTCGGTGGAACTCTCGGTCGAAGAGATCAAATGCTGAAGGCATCTTAGGATTGTCCACCTCAAAACGAGTATCAGCAAATACTGTACCTCTTGCGATTGCGTCATCAAGAGATTGGGTGCCTCCTGGGTCAAATGAGTCAACATGAACAGGAGGAGGACAGGTGCGAAGCATGTAAGTTTTGCCTGTTCCGCTCTCACCCAAAATTATTGCCCTAAACGAACTGGAACGAACATCTTTGTTGTAGATAGACGAGAGCATTTCCAGCTCTTTTTGTGTTTCTGGACTAAGTATTTTTTTATTCATATATCATCTTTCCTATAATATCAATGGTTTGTTTTTTTGGCTGATCAGCCGGGTTCCAGAAATCAACCTTAAATCCTAATGGAGGTTCATGCGCATAGCGTAGTGGATTAGACCATGCGCAACAGAAATCATGATACCGGCAGCCAAAATACTTAGTACAGCTGTTGGGATTCATAGGAAATGCTCTCAGATATGAATCACCTTCAGCGCACTGCGAAAGAACCTGTTTTTCGTGGTGCAAGGCAGTCAGGTAATATCTTACTGTCTCGTACCACGAGTACATCTGAGGAAGTATTTTTACGCAAGGGATTCTAATCAATTCTGGACCTTTTTTATTAAATACTACGCCGTTAATCAAGACGCCGTAAACATCGGCTAACTTGTACAGAAAATATAGAGCATGTGTATAAGTACCAACCTGTAAACTCAGCTGCCACTGCTGGTACCATTTCCTATCAGCGCGACCGGTTGTTTTGTGTTCTATGCTGACGATTGTTCCGTCAGTACGATTTTTAGCTATAAGATCCTGTCGAAAATAAAGTTTTGCTGGTTCTCTTGGTTCTGCTCCTATGAGTTCGATGGACACATATCCAACTGCCTCTATGTGTTGTACCTCATAGGTCGTGACATCCTTGGAAAAATATACGTCTATATAGTTTTGAAGAGCTTCATACGCAAGATACGGCGACTTAGGTGCGTACATGTCATCCGTGTGTTCCTGGAAATGCTGGCGATACACATCCAGGAAACTAACATACGCAATATCAATAGGAGCCATTCCTCCAAGTGGCTCATTTCCTATCTGGTAGAGGGTTGCGAGTGCCGCATGCCATGCCTCACCAAAAATCAGGTTATGGTCAGTCAACTCGGGTCGCCACCCCAACTCATACTCGAAAAAGTACTTTCGTGGGCAATCAACGAAAGTACTAAGCTTAGTTGTGTCAATGTTGCTGTTATACTTAGTCTGAGTTTGAGTCTGAGTCGTTGTCATGGGATTTTTCCTTTTCTTCTATACTGTTAGAAGCTAGTCTATTACACGCCTTTCGTAATAGATCACCTTAGCTTTACGAGCTATGGCACCGTAACGTACCAAACAATTAAATAGATCTTTGTTCTCTTGCTCGAGGTGTGGAATATAAACACTAAATACCCAATCTAATGCCTCTTTTATTTCCTTTAGACTCATGGGGTTAGGTTTGGGTTTTTTTGCTGTATTAGCCTGAACTTGTGGAATCCCCTTCTTGTACATGTGGTACCTGTTACGAGCGGGTCTTGTGATTAGACCCTCCTGTACCAGTTCACATAATGCGATAGAGTACGTATGAGGCCTTATGTTTAATTTTAGACCGTCCCTTATTTCTGCTGTAGACTGAGGAGCCGTATACGGGATTTCTGATACATACTCATAAATTTTCCTTTTGATCTCGGGGTTTACACGATTCTTCATACCTGTCTCCTTTTTAATCTTCGTATAATTCATTGGCATACGCAAATGAATCTGCTGCTATAGTTACATCAGGTGAATAATCGTTTACTAGACTAAACAATAGATCCACAGGTGGGGGGATCTCCATATATTGCATGATTAGGTACTTTTTTTCTTCGGATGTCATTCTTAACCCTTTCTAACTGTCATAAACACATAAAAATATGATTCTCCTGTTTAGTCGTTTGAGTAAGTTTTAATGGACATGATCCTTTTTAAATATTCTTCCACATCAATATCTGGAACATATGTAGGTTCAGTGTCGGGCTCTTCAGTTACAAGTGGTACATCAGATGACGACTGCGAAGGAAATTCGTAATGTCTATATTCCTCTGCGAGCTCGTCATGCAGGGCCCGCTGTCTTGTCTTGTCTGACATTTGAGCCACAGACAGACCATTAGCCCTGAGATAATCTAAAGCCGAACTAGCAGAAGTAATTGTAGACACTACTTCTGGTTGGGGCTTACTCGAAAGTAAGCCCAAAGTTATCTCAAGACTAACTCTTATTATCTCTGAATAAGAGTTAGCTCGAACCAACAATCCTCTGGCGACAAGTTGTTCGTGTACCCTTGCCACCAGAACGGGGCTTACGTATCCTTGAATGTTTAGGCCCTTTCGTCCCTTTCTCATGTATACCCCTTAGATATTTAGTTTGCCTAGGTCAGAAAGTGTCCTAGGCAAAGTTAATTTATATTTTAACAAATTAACTTCCACCCCGTGGGCGAGACTGTTTTTATCAGTCTTACCCCTCCCTTGCCGTCAGGGACCTCTTTCGAGGTCCTCTGATCGTTATGGAAGGCCCACAGCAAGGGCCGTACCTCCTCCCGGCTGTTGGCCAACTTGACCAACAGCGCGGGGATAGGAGAAGCTATGACAAGATCATAACAGCTGGGTGGCCTAATCATTTCCACCCAGTCGCTGATCTCCGATAAATTCCACCCATCAGGTGGGACTGTTAAAATCCCCCAACTCATGGGGCCAAACCGGTCGTTGAGCAGGTCCACTTGTTCCGGGAACAGCTTGTGGTTCCCGTTCAACACCACCATAGCTCTCTTCATGACCATAACTCTTTTCACTGTCATTTGCTACCCCTTTTCTTCTGTACTGATATTAGTAAAATCTATCTGCCGTACTACGTATCCCTTACTTGAGTACAACAGAAAATTAACCTTCTTGTGCTGTATAGCAAGCAGAGCCGAGGCTATACAGTTCATTATATTAAGAGATGTGGGCAGAAAATAATCGTCCGGCGAAGAATCCTTAAACACTTCCTCAAATTGCCGGACCATTTGAGAGGTATTATATTTGTTAATGGCTCCCTCAGAAAGAAATACGAGCTCCCCATAACGCTTTGCGTCAGAATAGTTATGGGCACTCTTGTTTGTTATGTATACTTTCATTTTCCCACCTTCTTAATTTTGCCTAGGACACTTTTTGACCTAGCCTGTCAAAGAGAATAAGCAAACCGAAAGCAACAGGGAAAGACAATAGAGAAAAATGTCCATAAGCAACAGGGTAATTAGCATATAGTATCCTTTTTTCTATTCTTCTTTTTTATTGTCGAGTATTACGTTTATAGCAGATGCAATACACGTAGGACAAGGCTTAAGCCAAATGACTTGACTTTCCTTTGCTATATGCTCATCATAAAGAATGGCTTTGCACGTATTACATCGTACAACGAGCTCTATCGTTGCAGTAAAACCAGTTTTTTTCATGGTAGGGGATCCATAAAAACACAAATTTGTGGTAAGACGAAGTCCAAAAAAGCCCTACAACCCATTGAAAAGATTGTAGGGCTTTTTTATTAGTTAAGCTTTATTCCCAATGCTTTTGCCCGTTCCTTGAGCTCGAGGATAAACTTCTTCTCCTCCTCTGGGCTCATTTTGCTTACTGCCGAAACGGCAGTACGCACCGGATCACGAGGACCCTTGGAAAAAGAGGTCCCCAGTACGTAATTTTCTGCCAGTGCAACAGCTTCTTCACGGGTCTTGTTGTTGACCAGGGCCGTTCGGGCAACATTCTGCACTCGAATGCTCCCCGCTGCCTTGTACAGATCGAAGACGACGTCCTCGCCGTACTTTGCTATTGCGTCTTCTAGGTTCTCTCCGAAGTCGTACTTGACGGAAATCGATGCAGGATTTCCATCAGATCCTTTTATTTTCCCTGTCGTGATTTTAATCGTCTCCTTCATTTGAGATCCTTCCTTTTGTTGTGGTTTTAGATTAGAATACTCTTCATTCACTAAGTAAGGAGTATTATAGTACATTTCTCTGTCACAATCAAGCTTAAAATGATCGGACAGAGAAATTATATTTAAGAATCATTATCAAGTAGATTTGATTCTTGTTAACGGAATAGAGGACCTGATGAATAAGGGAATGAGACCTTTAATTGTTTCTTTCATTTGAAATCCTTCCTTTTAACGGAATAGATGATCTGATGAATAAGGGATTGAGACATAAGAAAAGGCACCCGCTATAGGTGCCTTTAGACTTGATGAATAAGGGATTGAGACGACGTGAGGCGGGCAAGGCCTCACCTCGCCTCCATCCCAACGGAATAGATGATCAGGTTAACGAAATATCTGACTCATGCTGCATCAGCCCGATCAGTCGTCGGGCTCTAGCACCTCGAATCCATTTAGATTTTATTATTGCCGCGGCAGCGGCATTATAGTCATATGCCTGCAGAGCAGACAGAAACTTCTTGAGTCTCTTTAACCTATGGCGTCCCAAATGGAACGCCATATTCACGAGAACGCTTTTTCGTGGAAGTGAAAGTACATTAAAACATTCACTTCCACATACCACACGAGCGTCACAAATTGCTCTAACCGTGTCCTCCAGCAGAAGTTTCTCTGCCTGCTCTAGCGTGATCTGTAAATCACGCTTTACACGCATCTCTGCTGGAGTTAGTTTATGGCCATATCCAATGGCCCAAGGACCATTGGAGACCTTATAAGGAGTTAACTGAAGGCCTTCATCGTAACGAAGGCCCGACATATAAATGGCCAGTTCCAATTTCGTCGTCTTTGTCTCGGACATAGCATTCCTTTCCAGTTTAGTTGTGGACATAGCTTCCCTTTCCAGTTTAGTTGTCTCGGACATAGCATTCTCCTTTCTGAATGTGTGAGTTTAAGTTGATTCCCTAGGTCACTTTTTGACCTAGGGAATCTTAGTTTATGCCTTAAAAGCTAGTCTACATCTTCCGACTTTGTGTGTAAAGTTTTTTTTTATTGATAGATATAAGCTAGATATGAGTTATAACTGAATAAGTGGCAGGTGAGAATGATTGTTGGATCCAGATAATCTAGTTATAACAGGATGTTATGCAGGATTGGATTCTATTTTCTATTTTCTATTTTCCTATTCGGTAGTCGTCTTCTAGGTCACAGATTTCGAGTTCTGGGCACTAGGGTGAGTTTGAGTTTGCCTAGGTCAAAAAGTGTCCTAGGGAAAGTTAAAGGTTCCCTTATATATACTTTCCCTTATATATATTCTTCCTTATATATACTTTCCCTTATATATATTCTTCCTTATATATACTTTCCCTTATATATACTTTCCCTTATATATACTTTCCCTTATATATACTTTCCCTTATATATACTTTCCCTTATATATACTTTCCCTTATATATACTTTCCCTTATATATATAAAAAATTTTTTTTTTTTTTTTTTTACCCTATACATAAGAGAGGGAAAGAGAAAACCACATTTAGCCACATTTAGGTACATTTAGCCACAAACCACATTTAGCCACATTTAGCCACATTATAGAAAGCCTAGGACACATACAGGCAAACTTAAAGTTTGCCTAGGACACACAACTGAAAGTTGTGACTTAGAGGACACTTCTGAATAACTAAATAGAAAATAGAAAATAACACTCAGACCGACAGACCGACAGACCGAGATTTTAAAACCACAAAAAAATATTTTGTCCTAGGCAAACTTTAACTTTGCCTACTGACTGCGTCAGTCTGACTTCGTCAGATGAAATATAGGTATTTATATCTGACATATATGCTGATTTAAGTTTGCCTAGGACAAAAAGTGACCTAGGCAAACTTTAACTTTGCTTAGACTACTGACTGTCTGACGAAGTCAGACTGACTGCGTCAGACAGTTATACCTACATACCTACATACCTACATACCTACATACCTACCGTGCATATATACCTACCGTGCATATATACCTACATACCTACATACCCATATATTTATATAAGTATTATATCACCTAGTCTGACTTCGTCAGACCTAGACTTTTGCACTGACTGCGTCAGACGCAGTCTGACCCATGGCTATACGCCTTATGTCATAGCCAATGTAGTGTAATATAGTATAATATAGATACGCGTAGAACTGACGCAGTCAGTACGCGTAGATACTCAGGCAAACTTTAACTTTGCACATGCGATGGACTGTCTGACTACGTCAGACGTGACGAGAAGCTCTGTGTAATGTAATGTAATGTAATATAATATAAATACGTGTAGGTCTGACGAAGTCAGACAGACTGACGAAGTCAGACAGTAGGTAGATACTCGTAGAGTATCTACGATACTCGTAGAGTATCTACGATACTCGTAGAGTATCTACGATACTCGTAGAGTATCTACGCGTACGTAGGTCTGACGTAGTCAGACGTGACGCAGTCTGTTTGTCTGACGCAGTCAGACGTAGGGTAGGGGGAGGGGAAAGCCTAG